TTATAAATCAAATCATCTATAACATCTCCGATAGTAAAACCAGATCCGTTATTATCCTTTGGTTCATCCATCAACTTGCGTAGCTCTAAGAACTCCTTGATGTCATTTAAATCACATAGGGTTTCTGATACGTTCATTCTGATACCTCCTCTAACTTGAGTTTGTACTCCTCCACTTCTAGATCCTTGATGATAGTCATCGAGTCACAACACCAGATAGCATCATCAACTTCTTCAATTATATCTGCCTTAGTTTTGTTAGCAGACATCGGGTGTACACATCCATAGAATGTGAACTTATATACTTTAGGTTTTTTCATTTTGATACCTCCTTATCTGCTTTAGTTCTGAACCACCAGTTGTCTATACTGAAGTCATCATCAGAACTCCTATCGTTTAGAAAATCAA